GTCGTCTATCTGCTAATTGAACAGCAATTCTATTATCTACGCCTTGAGAGATACGACGAAGGGGACCACCGCCGCTAGGCGTAGCAGCACGACCACCAACACCACCAAGAGCGGTAGAACCGATAATAGCGGCATTCTCGACCTGTTGTGCTATACGTGGGTTTTCTTCTTTAAATTCTGCATAAGCTTCGCCGCCTTCTTGAAATAACTCAAGGCCAGCTTGCCCAATATTTGTATCTAATAGAGCGTCAATCTGTTCTGATGCAAAACTACTTACATCAGCCTCAAATTGATTTAAAGCGTTTCTAATAGGTTCAGGAGTTATGGACTCTAAACCTTGTGCTGCAGCATCAAGTGCGCGTACGCCGACGTCACCAGCACCCAATATAGATTGTGCTACGGTTGTTGCCGTAGATTCTGCCGATGTAATGTCGCCTGATGCCATTTGCTCAAACGCCGCGCCAATATTTTCACCGCGAGAACTTAAATCTTGGGATACTCCTGCGAGAAATCCTGTGTCAGAAGGTAAGATAGGCGATGTAGGCTGCTCTGCATCCACACCAAGCATTCTCTTGACAGTAGACTGGATAACGGCGGGGTCGGTTCCGTCTGGGAATTCTAAAATTCTGCCATCAGGTAATTGAGCTTGTGTCATTGGATAATATTTCCTTGAGCATCAAAACTGATTATTTCCTGTGCCGCTGGTGCCGCCCCTTCAGCCGCAGCAACATCACCACCAATGAAATCAATGACAACATCATCTGGATTCATGTTTTGGCGTTCGGCCAGACCTCTAAAGTTTTGGTCTATTTGCCTCTGTGTACCTAATTGAGCCTCCCACTGACGATTGGCAGTATTAAGGAAATCTTGGCGTTGTGTCGGGGTTAAACGCTCACCGCTTATAACTCTGTTATATTGACCTATTAGTCTCTCTGGAACTCCCGCCGCCTGTGCAGCCGTAGCAAATTCACCTTCTCGCACAACAGAAGCTGGATCTAACATTTTCATGAAGCTGAATATCATTGCAACATCGCCAGCCGCAGAAGGGGTTTCAGCACCCTGCCTTATTTTTTTGATAGACGTACCCAAAGCTATGGTATCGCTTGATAGTTTTGTATGCTCTTTACGAATTCCCGCGACATCAGACAATTTAGGCTTTTCGCCTTTTGCATCTGATTTTATAGCTGCGTTAATAGCCTCAACTTGAGGGCTGCCCTCACCGAATGTTTCAATTGCAAGCTGCTTATCGGCTATTGATTTACCAACATCAGTTTGGAACTTTTTAGGCGTCGATTTAATTGTATTGAAATCACCCTGCGTAATGAAACCACCTTTTAAATCTGCTCTTGCCTTACCTATCGGAGTTGATGGGGTAGGCGCAGCACCTGCGCGTGGATCAGCCACAACCCTACCTGTTTTAGTAGACTTTTGGGCAATAACATTGCCTTCTGCATCCTTCACATCTTCGAATTGTTCTGCAGGTCCGGCAAGTGTTTGCAAGTCTTGGCCCATAATTTTCATGCGCTGAAGCTCTAAATCAAGTTCCGGCTCGTCAAGGTTTTGAAGTTGGAGAAGTCTATCAAGAGGTTCCCCCTTTGCAACCGCAGCAGCAGCAAGGCTTGTAAGTGCTTTTTGCTTACCCGCGAAATCTTTTTGACTACTCACAAGAGCGGATTGTCTAACCCCAATTTCTGTTTGCTCCCTTAAAGCGTCTAATTCCTGCTGATTACCGCGTCCGATTGCATCAGAAACGGTTTTGCCTATTTGCGGATTGATAGAAGTAAGACGTATTAACGCCTTTTCTTGCTGCTTACCAATTGCAGCGGGGACAATTTCAATATTGCCGCCAGGTTGTGGGGTTTGGCTTCCGGTTAAAATTCCGATCTGCTCTTGGATGCCTTGTCGTGTTCGTGTTGCGGTTTCTTGCTCTAAACGTTGTTGCTCAATAGCTCTATCTTCTTTATCTCTGGACTGTTTAGTGCCAAAGCCTCGTAATAATGTACCTAAAGCTTGGCTTAAATCAGGAACAAGTGACGCGCCTTGAATATTTGCTAGTGTTGGCATATTTTACCGTCCATTTCATCTAATAACGCTGGGTAATCAATTATCATAAGACCACAATATTCATTCACATGTTGCGGGTATTTTTCTTTTACTTCATCTGCCATAAAACCAATAGTACCACATTTTTCAATCATAGTTCCTTTGGTTTCTGGTATCCAGTCCCACTGGTATAGAGGCAGATCCCTAATAGATGAAATTTGCTCTACATTTTCTTTTAGAACTGGATCAGAGAAGAAAATAGCGGCTGCAGTTGCCCCAGTACTAATTGTGTTTGACAAGGCTTGCGCACTCGCCTGTTGATCTGCAAGAAGTCCCGACGCTAAATTCTGTCCCTGCTGCGCTATTGACTGTCCTATTTGTGAAGCGGATTGCTCCCCTAATGACGCTTGATTAACTGCGGTTCCCTGTCCAATATTTACCAGACTCTGGCTTCTGCCTGTTAATAAATTCTCTATTTCAAAGCCCAAACTCGTCGGAATATTAGCTGCTTGCTCTATTGCTGTTCCAGATCTAGTTAGACCTCCAGCCCCAAGTTGCCCTTCAATTGCACCGGTTCTTTCGCCTATTAGTGAAGAGAATGCACCCGATTCAAATATACGCGCAAGCCTCGCGTCTAATCCCTCTACTGTCGTTCCTTCTGTTAGCGCACCGAGTTGACCTTGTCCTGCCGCTATAAATGGCGCTAAAGTCTGTTGCGTTACATCAAATTGACGCCTTAACTCAGCAACTTGCAATTCAGCCGCCGCATTTGCCGCCGCTGCACCCGTTTGCCCTGCGTCACCGCCACCTTTACCTAATGCGTCACTTACGAAACCCATAATCTAAACCCTCTTGAAATTATTTATCTGATAATAGCGCTTGGTTTCGTCTTTGTACATAAATTCCATCCCCACGGATACGGCCATCACTTGCGCGGGCCTTTTATCGTTAGGTATGGCAGCGCAAATTGCATCATAGTTTGTATTTTCAAACATCCATTTAATAGCATCTTTGGCGCTATTTTTAATATATTTACCAGTACAACCCAAACCAAAACTAGCATGCATAGCCGCGCCGCCTTTTGCTTCGTGGAACGTCCATAATCCAAGGTCTATACCGTCCCTTGTGTCCATTAGATAATAAATTTTATCTGTTACGCACATTGTCCATTCAGGAAATTCCTTAATACGCCTGTAGTCAGTGCATCTTTCGATCATGACACAATATTCCTGTCTGTCACTCGCCGCCAGTTTGTACCATCTGAGAATGCAGGAACAGAACCACCTGATTCATTGCTGACAAATATCATTCCAGGCGCAGAGATTACAGGAGGCAACGTCAAAACCGTGTAACTTGTTAAGGTAACCTGCGCCCCCACAACATCGTTTAAACGTGACTCAAGATCATCAAGAAATACTTGAAATTCTTGCGTTGCTTTTCCCGTTTCTGTTAATGTCGCACCATAATCTGGCTTTGATGTAATAGACGTCATATCATACCCTAAAAGTTATAGATAACCATTCCGAATTAAAAATAACATCTTCAGTAGTATAAAAACGAATACCAAAGAAACCGTCGTAAGCACCTAAACCCCCAGGCTCGTTCCATACTAATTTTTTGTCATAATTAGCGAAGCTGCCTAAACTCCTATAAACAGCGGGACCATATTCAACATTGTTACGGCTCAGAAATAAAGCGACAGAACCAGCGGAAGTATTGAAACCCTGACTGATACCTATTTCAATACTTTGTGCGGAAAAGAATTTATTGTTCTCTTGCTGAAAACCGACATCTATAACCCGCGCTATTTGCTCGCCGTAATCTGTATTGATTTTAGCTAACTTACCTATTTTATCGCTAAAAGCGGTAAAGTATATGCCGTCTTTCTGGTTTATAAAACCAGCGCCCCAGCGATTAAGTTCACCATCTACAGCACTATCAAGAATGAACCATGCGCCATTTAAAAACCCGAAAGAATCGCGGGCAAGCGAAAATGTCGCAATATCATAACCGCGCCATATAAAGCGACCACCAACAGCATTTGCGAGTTCTGTTGTCGTGTATGTGCTAAGAATTAAATCAATCGCTTCATTCGAGATCTTCGGAGCAATACCTTGACCGATTGAGAAAATACCAAAGTCCTGATCTGTCTTTCTTCCAATAAATAGAAACGTATTTTCGTACTCGATTAAACCACCAATGAAGCCGTTTGTTATTCGTGCGCCTGTTATACGCTGAAACGGGTTAGGCGATGCGCCAGTGTCTCTAAATAGCTCGAAACTGTCTGTCCCGCCGATATATAATGTATTCTTAAAATTGAACACTGAATTGTTTTTATCTGGTACTTCTTCAGCATCGAAAAAACTTAACGCTTCAATGGTTCCACCGTCGCCAACATCAGAAAAAATAGCAGGGTCACCATCGAATGGGATATATACAAATCTACCGTTGATATGTGCCACACTTACAAAAGGGACAAAATTATCGTTTCCTGATATATCAACCAGAACATCATCTTCATCTAAAGTATAGCTTTTACCTGAAACGGATTTTACGATAATTACAGCCGTATTAAATCCAATAGCGACATCAATATCAGCCGCGCCGGCAATGTCACCGATGACAGAGAAATCACCCGTGTCAGTGTCTGTAATCTTTATAAGCTCCTCACTCACAACTTGATATAATTCATCCCGCCAGACGAATTGACCGCGAGCTACGCCTCCTGTTGTGGTAATCTCTTCAATGCCAGGTCTAGACAAAATCTGACCTGCCCCGTTATTGAAACAGTTGCGCAGAGAGCGTCTTGTTTTGGGCAAGTCTTCGATCTGCTCAAATCCAGGCGGGAATTCTATTCTAGCCATCTACAACGCCACCTATTGGAAAATATGTTCGATTGAATCCATCTCGCTGATTTCCTTGACCCCTTGGAAGGGTAGAAGAAACAACTTTAGACGGTACCGTTATTTTCTCATAAATTCGTTTTATTTTAATAAGCTGAACTCTAGCATTCGCGCTTAATTCAGGTGAAACTATCGTGACTCCATTGCTGAAGTTAGGGGCAAGCTGTATCGATAAATTAGAGATAATACCGTTTGTTGTATCTGGCGTCTCGTTCAATTCATCCCCAGGCGCTTCTAATGGCGTGAACCCGATTTGAATGTTTTCAGATAGCCACAATTCAAGCATGGAATTTAAGTTCTTCATTCCCAACTCTATACTCTCAGGAGAAGCCGGAGCGATATTAGAATGCGCCCCGATTTCCTGTAAAGCACGTTTTATGATATCAGTGCCAATAGTCATTTATTCGTCCGCTTCATCTTTGATTTTAGATTTTGGCTTGCGACTTTTTTTCTTAATATCTTCTTGTGCTTCACCTGGAGAATCTTTCCAGCCGTCCGCCTTTTGGGTCACGATGTCATCACCGTAACATGTTTTGCCATCGACTTCACCATCTACAACTTTGTATAGCCAAGTTGGATCGTGCTGGATGTATTCATCTTTTGACATAACAATTCCTTAATTCGAAAAAAAGGCGGGAGCGTAAACCCCCGCCAAGTTTGGACCTTAATTAAGTACCGATAAGATTACCGCACATTTCAGGAATAAGCACGTTACCGGCCATCCACATAGTGAGACGATATTTTGTACCCAGATCATTGATATTAGAACTCTTCGCAAAAAGAATTTCAATACCGCTGTCTGTTGCCATTTTCATGGATGATACGCCGGCGCTACCGTCAAGTTCCATTGTAGCAAGAGAACCATGCACGATTTCAACGGCTTCATTCATAAAGAAGATGTTGGAAGGCTTATCAGCAGTGATATTCAGGAATGTCAAAGCGGCGCCATCTGTGGGAATGATAGAGCAGTTTTCATAATCAACATTGGCCTGAGCCCCACCGTCACCAAGGCGGGTAACAATTGCCGGGGTAATGGTAAGCGCTAGGGTACCTGTTCCGCCACCTGAAACAACACGGAACGTTTGGAGTTCCTGAGTTACATTCTTATGAATGTGAGAAACAGCAAATACACCAGCAATCGTGAAGGCATCACCTTCGGCAACGGTTCCAGTTCCGGTATCAACATTTAGAACCTGTGTCCGGTTATCAACGTTGTTGCCATTACCATCAACAGCAAGCGGGTCATGGTCTTGGTTTGCACCGTTGATTAGATAACCGGCAGCCGCAGTAAATGCCTGGGTAGGCATGAAGTTGGCTTTGAAAGAATCAAAGGTTGCAACGGTTGGGATGCGGGAACGTTCAAACGCCGTTAGAGACACGCCAGTTGGCGGCGCATCACGATTAGCAAGATTACCAGAGACGCCGTTATAATCAGAAGGGTTCATGATTAATGTACGTGCCATCATGATAGGAACGTCACGAATTGACATTTGTTCCTCTGCTTGGGCGACTTGGTTATATGTTGTAATCGCAGCCGCATCTTTAATGAACAAAGAGCCACGTTTAGCAACCAGTGTCGCAATAGTACTATCAACGATAGCAGACAATTGTTGAACGGCGGCATCAGCGATACGGTTACGTTGCTGCGGGTCATTCAAGTCAGTGTTCGACATATTAAACGGTACGTTTTTGATGTCAGACGGAGAACCTGAATTGGCGTTCAACGTTGACGGCACTGTCAATTGTGTACGATCAGAGAAATCAGCATCATCCAGGGTCAAACCTTCTTGTCCGAGTGTGATATATGGCACTGGACGATGGACGCTCAACGCTGAACGCTCAAATTGAGTAGAAGGCGGCATGAATTTTTTTACCTGCCGGGCAGTGATGTTGTTCGGATCGAAACCTTCGAGAACTCTCTCAAAGAATACGATTTCTTCTTTAGCAAAGGCATTAGCCATTGGGTATTCCTTACGTTACTGTAACACCAGCCGATGCCGCATTCTTCTTGGCGTCCATGAGGGCTTGCATATTTCCGCCATTTGCTACCGCGTCTCTTGCCTTGTCTACCAAGCGTTGATGCTTGTTTGATTTAGCCGCAGAAGGAGAGCCACCTTGAAGTTCTTCGTCAGGGTCTGGTGTTGGTTCTGTTTTACCTCGGGGCTTAACACTAAGTTTGGCGCCCAAAGCTCCTAATTGCAAAACGGCTTTCAAAGGATCAGTTTTAACAAGTTCAGAAAAACGTTCTGCTTTAGATGGGTTTTTACCCAAATGATACAGAATAAGATGTGATTCAGGTGAATTTTTGATCAATTGGTTTGTGATATCTTTTCCAAGAATACCAATCGCTTTATCTTCAACGTCATCAAAATCTTTAATAGATAAAGCTTCAGCCCGTACATAATGCTCTGTCTGCATTTTAACGAGGTTAACACTTGCACTATCATCTTGCTGTTGCTGCGATAAATGAGACGTTTGCTGTTTTACTGCCGCGTCAATGAATGGTTGATTATAGGCGTTGAATGCTTGGGCATATTTAGGGTCCCTTACACCATCGTCAAAATCATCCGGGTTAGGCGGAGTGTTTGGCGTTTCGGCTTCTTTGCGTTGATTTGCAGCCATGCGTAGCAGCTTATTTTGCTCCTCAACAACAGCAAGTCGTTTTTCCGCGTCTGAAGTCGCACCATTGGCAACATCTACTTTCGCATTTAACTTATTAATACGGGATCTTATACCGCTTTGTTTGTCAGGTTGCGAACCTTCTTCACCGTCAAGAATAATTTCGTTTTCTAAAACTTCTGGTGTTTCTTCTGCGCCGTCTTCAACTGGCACCTCTTCCACAACTTCCGTCTCTTCAATTACTAATTCTTCTTCTGGTTTAATCGCTTCTTCGTTACCCATTTTTTACCTCGAATGGTCTAAGAGTATGGCTTATGCCCTCGGTTTTAAGTTCCGATAAACTACTAAATAATTAACACGATCTTTGTTAATAATCAAATTATTGTTGCAAAGGCAGAGATTCGACAGTTTCAAAGACTTGCTCTCTCTGCTCTGTTATCTGTTTTTGTGCTTTTAAAAATAATTCCGTTTCGTCGTTGCTTATATCAGCTTGTATTTTAACAGTTTCAGCCGCTTTCTTTTCTGCGTCTGCTACTTTCTGTAAGCTAGATGCATCAAGAGAACGGGCCTCCGCGTTTTGCTGATTGGCTGCGGCTGCAATCAATGCCTGATTAGGATCTTCTTTTGGCTGCTTCGCCTGTTCAACTAATGCCTCTTCTTCTGGTGTTTCTGGTTTAGCAAAACCCTGTGTTAACATTTTTGTGCGGTTAAACTCTTTGATAGGTCCAAGCCCAACACCATCTATATTATCCATTAACACAGTCATAATTACAGGAATATATTGCTGGCCTTCTGGTGTAGCTGAAAGTGAAGTCAGCATATCTTTCAAATCTTCAACGGTTTGTTCGCGGAGTGAATCATACTGTGGACCGACATCAGAATAGGCCTTGAATTTTTTACCATTCAACGTATTAGATTCAATTAAAGTTCCTGTTGCTTCATCCATGACGGTTTTAAGCATCTGGACTTCGCCGTCTTTACCATCTTTACCGACGGTCCTCATGTTGCGCTGTGTCGTGTATACTTCGGAGGCCATAGCCTGATAAATTTCACCGCTAGATTTCATAGCATCAGAAATATTATTCGTGATCATGCTGGTGGTTAAATTCTCGCGCTTGAGCATTGCCTGGATAGCTTTACCTGATGCACGTGGGTCAAGAGTATCCTGTGGTGCACCGCCTGTTACATCTTGAATATAACTAGGTACGATTGCCATTAATGCAGTTGTGCTGCCGTCGAGTTGTGCAGGTTTTGAATATCCGATAGGACCAGCGGATATGATATCGCCGCTGTTGTTTGTAACTGCATCAGCCAGCAAATAAGGCACGTTATTTTTGTTGGCCCACAACGCTTGGATGTCAGGGTTTTGCATTTGTTCAGGTGTGAAAATAGGAACCTCTTGACCACCGGACGCCGCGTTCTCTGCCAGTTGTGACACCTGCATATTGAACAATCGCGCAGCATCTTTCAACTTGCGAACCAAACCGCGGTACCATTCAATGCCATCAACATAGGCACGATACCCATAAAACGGAATGACCGGAATAAACTTTCCAGCAATACGCCGCGTTTCGGATAAGATGTCGGCCCCACTGAAAACGGTCTTCTCTACTGACCTGCGAATGATATTTCTTTCACGAACAAACTTTCTGAACTCATCAGATCTTAATTCATCTTTGATAAGTTCATGGTCTTCTTTGTTATATACTTCGACATCACCCGTCTTCAGGTTGTTATATATAAATACAGCCTCTTTCTTTTTAACAGCTTCATAACGTGTCGCAACATATACGAAATCAGGGGAGGTGATATTTTGATTGTCAATTGACAAGTCGTCAGGGGTGTAGGCTGATACTGGGTCTTTATCCGGGTAAACTTCTGCAAAACTATCTTTGGTAAACGGTTTTAGAACAGTGCACCATCGCGCATCCCTCTTATCAATGCGTTGGGCCGATTGATCCCAAAATACGGTATTATAGGCATTGGCAATTGGACGCCAAACAATACGCATGTCATCATTTTCTGGGTCTTCGTCGTCATCAAACTCTGTGGCAAGCTTCATTGCACCATAGCCACAAGTCGACACCTCTAGCACAGCTAGATCAACAGCAATAGAACCAGAACCATTGCGGAAATCTGATCTATATATGCCGTTTAATAACTCTGCGTCATCATCAGTTGTCTTGCCGTCATCAGGTTTGTATTCTACGCCAATTCTATTTGAGTTCTGTTCGCCAAGGAATCGCTGAAGATAATTGCTTACAATATCAAACTCAAGTTTAACCCGGTCCTGATTGAAATCTTCTTCAAGAAATCCTTCCCACATGCCGCCAACAACATTAACAAAGCGCATATCTTCGTTAGCCTGGATACGTTGATCGTCTACGACATCAGCATCACTTGATATATCTGACATAAATTTAGCAAGTTTTTCATCTTCATCAAGATTTTCAACTTTCCTAATTGACTCTTCACTCATTATATTAACTCGCTCGTCGTAAATTTGGGACACTAATTTTCATAGGTACTCTAACAGGTTTTGTCATGGCGGGAAATAGCTCTGTAATCCCCCATACAAACCAGTCAGCCCGGTTAGGTGATCGAGCGCCAGTGTAGCCCGTTGTGGTGAATGATAGCAATTCGTCTTCGAGTTCAGGGAAGTCACCAACGAATTTTATCTTGCCTGTCTCATGCAATGCCGCAGCCGGTTCAGCACGAACCACCTTACCCCGCGATGCAGTAACAGATTTATAGGCAACGTTTGGATTAGCGGTCTTGATAACAAATTCAACCATAGCACCACCGAAATTTGATTCACCAATAATTCTATCTGCTTCGTGACGCTCATAAGCCGTGGTTGCAACCTTGCCCCAGGTGGCCGGCCCTGCCTTGACGGTCAAATCCTCAAGAACATAAGCAATTCCATCTGTGCCAAGACCAATAACGCCAATTCCAATATCGTCATTGTGTTTGTTTTCATCATCATCCGCGCCCGATGGGTCAACAGGCACAACAATACGAACAAAGTCAGGCAAGTCATCGCCATTTACTTTTGATTTCTCAATCGTATCAGTTGACCACAGCGCATTTTCATTTTCATCTCCGAATTTACCAAGCCAGAAGCGATCACGCTGCCTTTTTGGCATGTTCTGCAGCAATTTAAGATATGAAGCGGGCAGATTCTCTGCGTTGTCCTTTGGATTCATAAGCATATGCTCGTAATCTTCAGGTGATTTTATCGGCTTCTTTGTTTCTGGATCTACACCGTCAATAAATATCTTGTATGTCCAGTGCCCCTTCATAGGCGGGTTTTCATCTAAGAACATACGCTGACGCATTTCGTGTTGCACTCCGTTACGCATATAATAAGCACGCTGCGCAAGTCGGGTAATCATAAGCAAATAAGGGCCGTATGATATCTGCGAACATTCATTCAAGAAGATCGTGACATACTCATTACCAAGAATTTTTTCTGTGCGCTCTTTGTCATCCAAGCCACCAAACCATATCTCAGAACCATTCGGAAGCGTAACAAACCAATCGGATTTATTGAGAACATACTGACAATCGGGGAAGCATAGCTCCATTACTTTCGGGAACGTGTCATAGATAACGGATAGTTTCACATGGCTAAATCTGAAGCGTAGAATGGCATGACGTGAACCTGCAGCCGCGAGAGCGCGGATAACAATAGTTCTAACAATAGTGAAAGTCTTTGTTGACCTAGAACCGCCATACAACAAAACGAATTGAGCCGTAGACCCGAATAGATCAATGGCCTCATCCTGCTTGGATGTAAGCTTAAAGTGTGCCAGCATCTTTATCCCCGATTGTTACAGAGAAGCCGCCTTGAATGCTGTTATCTTGCTTGTCATGATATCCATGTTTACCAAGTGCAAGTTTAGTAATAGCTGGGTTGAACGCACCATTAAGCCCGTTATTCATTAGCTCGACCTCTTGCCTTGTATTGATAGTATCTAATATATCAACTATTTCATGAAGGTTTTCATCGTCTGCGCGTTCAGGTTCTTTAGTAATCTTGATCCATTCATAGAATGTCTTACGGTTAATTCCTGTTATAATAGATAATCCAGAAACACTAGGGATCTCGTGCTGGTACTCAGTCCTAAAGTTCTCGATATAATCCCGCGCAAGCTTTATAAGAGCTTTAGTATACTTAGGCTTTGCTCCTGGTCGTCCATGTATCTTTTCAGTCATCACGATGCCCAGCTATCTGTGAGTCTAAAGCGCGTGGTTTCCATCACTTGTTCCTCTTCGTTTGTTGTCGCGTTTGTCAGAACACCAATCAATCTGTACGGCCCTGTTGCAAGTGCTGCTGTTTCGTCTGATGTTAGGAACCCAGGCCACGTATCACCGACCGCTGTGATAGTGCGCGCCGTAATAGCTGAATCATCAGACGGGAATTCCTTGACCTCAATAGTGCAGATCCATCCTTCAATAGATTCACCGCTTCTATCAAATACGAATGGCAAGCTTTCGCCTTTTCGAAGAATTGTAAAGCCGTTAGCCATTGCCGCCGCTCCCTTTCATCATCTTGCTTGAACCTCTACCACCAACCGCTTTAGAGCTACCCCGACCAGATGACGCAGAATTCACGCCACTATCCACACTTGGCGTAATGTTACCACTAGAAGGATCAACGCCATCAATTTTAATATTGACGGTCCGTAACCCCCAATGCAAAGCCATTAAAGCAATCATTCTGTATCCTTTGTGGTGATTATAACATTATTCTGCAGTAAACTACCAGATATGGTCTTATCCAATATGATATCTTCAGTACCAGCCCTCTTAATAGTCAAGTTAGTACTTGTTTCAGTTCTATCTCCCTGGTCTAAATCACTCAAGGTTTCGATGCTACCACTAGGAACATCAATAGAAATTATAATATCTTGCCACTCGCTAGGGTCTGTTTGATCAATGCCAACTACATTTATCTTTTCACCGCTCATTTCAAGCGGGCTTAATGTTACCTTGAGCATAACCGATCCGGTAGGCGTAACAACTGGCAGGATATTGAGATCAACAAATGCGCCATCATCCACAGATTTCTGGAAGTCACCAGCAACAACAGTTGGATCGACCAGAAAATCATCAGGGTTTAGGCTATTGCCCAACCCAATATAGAAAATATATGTTTCGTCTCTTACGGGTAGCGATGACATTAATCAGCGGCTTTCTTTTTTTCTGCTGCTTTTTCTTTTGGCCCCTCAACGGGCATATTTTCTTTGATGCTTTGTTCCATGATACCACCTATCTGCAGGACATTCATGGCATTTTGCACACCATTTTGCTTCAAGTAGGTATCAACCATCTTGATAATCATTCTTTTTTGATCGTTGGTAAGGTTGTTTAAATCAATCATTTTATTTCTCCTATAAAGGTGTCCAAGCAGTTCCGTCGTAACATTCGGCAGCACCATCCGTATTGAATATTGGCCCTTCGCCGTCGAATGGTGTTCCTGTCCATGCGTCACGCTGTGCTTCTGTCACAACTATCATGACTTCTGAACGTAACGCGACCAAATCTTCTCGAATGCTTCTATAGGCACCAACAAGATCAAGTTTTAGAGAACTACCAATCACGGCATCACCCGCGTCTTTAAACTCAACGAGTGTCATTGATTGAATCGTTGTTTCGGTGAAAGTATGGCTGACAAATCGGTTTAACAAGTCGTCTCTGTATTGCTCATAGAGCATAGTTATCTTCCTTATTGTGTTTGCGTAATGTAAATTGAGGCATAGGAAGTCGTTATACCAGAACTACCTGAATTGCGGGTAATCCTCGGTCTGATTTGATCACCAGTAGTGACGCTAAGTGGAAATGTTTTAGTAATACTTTGCGCATCACTACCCACTGCTACCAATGCTTCAACGTTATCGGCCAAATCAGTTTCATTAGCCGTGATAGTGACTGTCGCGCCAGCAGTTTCATCGGCCAATACATCAGATCCGATTAATACTAGCTTTTGTGCAAATACTTCAGCAATGGTATAATTGCCATTATTGAATGTTGATCCAGAAACAGTAATTTCATCATCAACATTAAAACCCGCGTCTATAAAATTATTTAATTGGTCGAAGATTTCATCTGGATTAGAGTCTACAAAACTTACAAATGCACTGGTTATTGAGGCGTTTGAATCCCTTACCCATTTGAACCTAAAGTCAACAGTACCACCTGAGCTAGTCACAGTAAAATCAAAGGTTATATATCCAGAAAAAGGCTCTCTACCTGTATATTCGAAAACTCCCTCAACCTCATCAATTAATTTCCAACGCTCCATCGTTGAACCTGCTATGAGCGCTGTACCTATTGTGCCGAAATCAATATCAGTAAACGTATTATTATTGATGGTCGAATTAGATTGCGTATTATTGTTAACAAAGGCTGTTGCAATATATTTGCTTGAGACAAACTGAGGGTTTTGGGCTGTCAAAACTAGCGTGTCTGTCTGGTCTAATCCTTCCTGTGACCATGTACCCGCCTGTGTGGCCGTGAAGGCTTTGTTGACCTGGAAAGTGTTTGTCAGTTGGTTATAAACCACCGCGCCGCTGTCATAATCGGTTGCGTCTGTGGTATCAAGTTTGATTGTATCGCCATCGACTAAGCTAGTTCCGGTATCTGTCATCGTTACAGAATTAGATAGGAAACTACCCACTTCAGTTGTGCCGAAATCAATATAATCAACTTCGAAAAATCCAACGCCAACCGCCGTAATTAATCCGGTCTGATTGTAAATCGTATTCGTGGTGAAGCCCGATATAACCACCTCTTGATTTACAAACAGGGTCGGCCCTACAGTGAAGTTAAACCGCGCAATAGAGTCTGTTATATTGGTGACACTGGTGATCGCTGTTGCTGCAACGGATGCATCTGCAACCGCTGTGAATGTTCCTGTTACGCCAGATGTATCAAACAAACCGACAGCGCCATCTAATAGCTCTACCTGAAATCCTCTTATAGTCACTGCAGATCGATCGTTCAGACCTGCATCAACTCTGATGAAACTCTCGTCCTCGGCTATATTGGCTGTAAAGTCATGGAATAGGGAAGACTGAACCCTAGTGGTCGTTGATGCTACTTCAATGAAAGGTTCGCTCGAAGTCACACCACCAACATTTGCAATAAGATTGTCTCCCATAGAAACAAATGTATCAGTACACACAAACCCACCAAGCCGGTTAGCTATGGTAGAATTATTAAAGAATAATACGGGGCCTACAGGAATTCCGGAACCCCTTTTGAAAGTACCAAGGAACCCGCCAAACGTTAATACATTGTATAGATCTACTCTTGTTCCATTCTTTCTAAAC